GTATGGGTGTAACTACTACACTTACCAATGTAGCTTCGGCTGGAGTTGGAACAACTTCTTCATTTAATGGTTATTTAAAATCTATTGTTACTGGAATTGGTGCCAGCACTCTTGAAGTTAAAATAACTTCGATTGTTTCTACTGCTGGTGTAGAAACTCCGATAAACTATGCACCTCAATCACGGTTACAATCATTCAAAGCATCTACTGGTGGAGGATCCTTAACGGTTTACTTGATAGATTCTTCAGGAAATGACGTTGATAGTGCATCAATCAATACAGGATCTTCTCCAATTAGAGACTGGTATGACGAACAAATACTAACTCTTTCTAATACTGCAATTTATTGGAGCTCTATTGCACCAAAACCAGGAACGTCCCAATATGCAGTTAATAGAAATGGTAAGAGTGATGAGATCCATATAGTAATTGTAGATGATACTGGTACAGTAACTGGAATTCAAGGAAATCTTCTTGAAAAACATATTGGTCTTTCAAAAGCATTTGATGCAATTTCTGCAGTCAATTCTCCGCAGAAAATATGGTGGAAAAATTATCTAGCACAATATTCATCATATGTTTATGTTGGAGACAATCCCTCAGATGAATTAAATGTGAATGAGCCTGTTGTAGCAACAGGATTCTCTGAAGCGTTTACTGAGTTTACAAATTCACAAGGTCTTTGGAATAAAGACGCTCAAGATAGGACCTATAGTGCCTTAGGTAATGTAACTTATAACTTGAGTGGGGGTAAAGATTATTCTGGTTCTAGCGGAATGACTGCAACTTTGGGAGACTTATTTACCGCATATAATTTGTTCTCAAATAAAGATGAAATTGAGGTTGATTATTTGATCATGGGACCTGGACTTGGTAACAAGTTTGAGTCACAAGCAAAAGCAAATCATCTGATTTCTATTGCAAATGGAAGAAAAGATTGCGTTGCTGTAATTTCCCCACATCGCACAGATGTTGTAGATATTACAAATACAGATACTCAAACTGATAATATTATAGAATTCTTCTCACCATTATCATCATCATCTTATGCGGTATTTGATTCTGGATATAAGTACACATATGACCGATTTAATAATAAATTCCGTTATATTCCCTGTAATGGAGACGTTGCAGGTCTAATGGTAAGAACTAGTATTCTTGCATATCCTTGGTTCTCTCCCGCAGGACAACAAAGAGGAATTTTGAATAACGCCATCAAACTTGCATATAATCCAAATAAAGCTCAAAGAGATCAACTTTATCCTCAAAGAATTAATGCCATTATCAATCAACCTGGCATTGGAATTCTTTTATATGGAGACAAGACTGGATTGGGATATGCATCAGCATTTGATAGAATTAATGTTCGTCGTTTGTTCCTCACTATTGAGCAAGCTCTTCAAAGATCCGCACAAGCTCAACTATTTGAGTTGAATGATGAGATTACAAGAGCAAACTTCAGAAATATTGTTGAACCATACCTTCGTGATGTTCAGGCAAAACGTGGACTTTATGGATTCTTGGTCGTTTGCGATTCTTCAAATAACACTCCAGATGTTATTGATAACAATGAATTTAGAGCAGATATTTATCTGAAACCCGCCAAGTCTATTAACTATATTACACTTACATTTGTTGCCGTTAGAACTGGCGTAAGTTTTGAAGAAGTTGTTGGTACTGTTTGATTTTACTCAAAAATAAAAAAGGAGGAACTGAAAAATGGCAGAATCTACTATCCAAAAGTTTAAATCCACTCTCATTGGCGGCGGCGCTCGCCCCAATTTATTTGAAGTAAGAATTCCTGGATCTATTCCTGGAGGAGGTACTCTTGGTGACGAGTTCTCAATCTTGTGTAAAGCAGCACAACTTCCCGCGTCAACCCTTGGAATGATTGATGTTCCATTTAGAGGTAGAAGCTTTAAAGTTGCTGGTGATAGAACCTTTGATAATTGGACTATAACAGTTATCAATGATGAAAACTTTTCAATTAGAAGAGTTATGGAAGATTGGATGAACTTCATTGGTCAATATGGTGATGCTAGTGGTGCAACAGAACCTGGATCTTATATGGTTGATGCTTATGTGAAGCAACTTACAAGATCTGCTGCTAATATTAGAAATACTGGAGAAGGTGGAGGCGAAGGTCAAGGTCTATCTTTGACTAGTGCAACGAAACCAACGGAAACTATCTATAAGTTTCATAGTATATTCCCAACAGCTCTTTCTGCTATTGATCTATCTTATGAATCTACTGATACAATTGAAGAATTTACTGTAGATTTCCAAGTTCAATATTGGACTCCAGCAGCAAAAGGGGAAATAGGTGAGTAATAAATAGTATAAAGTTAAAGATAAAAAAAATAAATTATGGCGAGACTATTTGGTTTTTCGATTGAAGATAATGAACCATTATCATCTAATGCAGTTTCCCCCGTCCCCCCTAATAAGGAGGACGGGGTTGACCATTATTTGAGTAGTGGTTTTTTTGGATCATATGTTGATATTGAGGGTGTTTATAGAACTGAATTTGATTTAATTAAAAGATATAGAGAGATGGCACTCCATCCAGAGTGTGACAGTGCTATTGAAGATATTGTAAATGAAGCAATTGTTAGTGATACTAATGATAGTCCCGTTCAAATTGACTTGGAAAATTTAAATGCAAGTGATGGAATCAAGAAGAAGATAAGGCAAGAATTTAAGCATATTTTAGAACTTTTAGATTTTGATAAAAAATCTCACGAAATCTATAGAAATTGGTACGTTGATGGCAGACTTTATTATCATAAAGTAATTGACCTTAAAAATCCTGAAGCAGGAATACAGGAATTGAGGTATATTGATGCAATGAAAATGCGTTATGTGAGGCAGGGAAAGAAAAAGGAAGCGGATAGGTATAGAGTTTCAAATCGAAATATTGACAATCCAATGGATTATGAATTTCCTGAAATTGAAGAATATTTCATCTATGAACCAAAAATGACCTACCCAACAGGAACTCCGTCTCCCGGAACTATGGGTGGATCAAACTCTGGAATTAAAATGACTAAGGATTCTGTTACATATTGTACATCCGGTCTTGTTGACAGAAATAAAGGATCAACTCTTTCGTATCTACACAAAGCAATTAAATCACTCAATCAACTTAGAATGATTGAGGATTCTTTGGTAATTTATCGACTTTCTCGCGCACCAGAAAGAAGAATTTTTTATATTGATGTTGGTAATCTTCCTAAAGTTAAGGCAGAACAATATCTCCGTGATGTTATGATGCGATATCGCAATAAACTTGTGTATGATGCCAATACAGGCGAAGTGCGGGATGATAAAAAGTTTATGGCAATGCTTGAGGATTTTTGGCTTCCAAGAAGAGAAGGTGGTAGAGGAACAGAAATCTCTACTCTTCCAGGAGGACAAAATCTTGGAGAAATTACAGATATTGAATATTTTAAGAAAAAACTTTATCGTTCACTAAATGTTCCACCATCAAGAATGGACGGGGAAGGTGGATTTAATCTTGGTCGTTCATCAGAAATTCTTCGTGATGAAGTTAAATTTAGTAAATTTGTTGCAAGATTGAGAAAGAGATTCTCATATATGTTTAGTGATATGTTAAGAACTCAACTAATTCTCAAAAATATTATCACGCCAGAAGATTGGCGTCGGATGGATGAGCATATCCAATACGATTTCCTATATGATAATCATTTTGCAGAACTCAAAGATGCTGAGTTGTTGAACGAAAGGCTGGGTATGGTTCAGATTGCAGAACCTTATGTTGGAAAGTATTTCTCACAGGACTACGTAAGACGTAAGATTTTAAGACAAACTGATGTTGAAATTTTAGAACAAGATGAACTTATCAAAAAAGAAATTGAGGATGGAATTATCCCAGATCCAAGTGCTCCGATCGATCCAATGACAGGTATGCCCATGGATCCCGGAATGGCACAAGGACCTGCTGGAATGGATTTGGGACAACCGGTAATGGAACCAGAGATTAATGCTTCCACAACTCAAGCAAACACTAAAGCAGTAGAAATGCCCAAGGGTGGCGAGATATAAATAAAGAAAATTATTAGGTATTAGACATGGATGATCTTTTAGATATGATTGCTACTGATGAATCTCCTTCTCAGATTAGCGATAAAATCAAGGAACTACTTTTTGCAAAATCTGCAGAAAAAATTGATGGATTTCGTCCCTTAGTTGCCAATTCTATGTTCAACCAAACTACAGAGACAACCGAGGAAGAATGAAATCTTTCAAACAATTCATTTCAGAATCAGTAAATATTTCTGGAGATTTTAACGGGAATCTTTACATTAATTCCAATCAACCAGAACCACAATCTGTAGGTGAAGAGTATATTGCGGATGTTTTTTGGAATGGAAGTCTTTATAGAATGGAACTAACATCAAAAAATGGAGTTCCATCAAAACAAGATTTAGGTGAACAATTGCAAAATGAATACCCCGGAGCAATTGTTCATCAAATTTATCCAATAATAGAGAAAAATACTAATATTAAAGACACTAAAAGATATCATCCATCAAAATTAGAATGGATTTAATTTATGGCAATTTGGAATATAACAACACAAGATTATCTAAATCAAGAGAGAAGTCTTTTTGAGGTTAATGGTGTTGCAACCAGAGATGGTAAAATTGTAGATGAA